ACAACTAACACAATTTTTATAACCTAATTCTAATCGCACTGGATGCACAGTGTTTCCACATTTACAATACATATTTTATTTTATATTATTATCCACAGATAATTTAATTTTGTTTGTAATTATTCTCCAAGTTCTATTGAATAATCAGTCTCATACAAGAAGTCTTCAATAGACTTAGTGTCATACCAGTCTGATTCAAACCATCTATTTTCCCATCTATTTAATACTTCTTGCTCGCCAGTTTGTTTACCGTATACAAATCCTGCACCGATAAGAGATAGAGTTACTACAACTCTACGTAAATTTTTATTTAATTTCATTTAATTTATCTTTAATATTAAGTAAAGCTAATTTATAACCGTAGTTTTTAGCCATTTGTGTTAATAAGAAGTCATTGCTTCCATTGTTAGCATTTAAGAAATCATTAAGATATTGTTCTGTAGGCGTAGCCACAAGACCTTTATCTAACATTCTTATCTCCTTGTTTATATATTCTTTTATTTCCATATTTTATTATACGCCGCTTTATATTGTTTAGGGAATGAAGATTTTTGCGGCAATTTGTATCTTCTATTACCCATACCTTTACACGCGCCATAAATTCTTATAGCTTCTGCATGCTGATGTGAACGAGATTTACGCTTGTTAGCTACGTATTCACATAATTCTTTCATATTAGTAACTACCATTTTATTGGAGCTTCTATAAATGTTAAACCTTTATACTTAAACCAGTGTGATTTACCATATTTATATTGGTCATTTCCATCTTCATCTTGACCAAGATATTTTTCTTTAAAGCCAAATGAGTTAGGTAAGTCACCAACGTTATAGCCTTTGTACTCGATACCATTTAGTCTAATGATATTCTTTCCTATAAATTTAATTGTTTTCATAAGCGTTTTTAATTTTAATTTTTACTGATTCTAGTGCGTCTGGGTAATCTAAGAGTAAATCTAAGTTTTGTTCTATCAAATCTATATGATATACTTTTATTGCTCTGTGCAATATAGATAATTCTTGATTAGTTAAGTTTAATTTAGTCATATATTTCTACATTTTTAAATCTAGTTAATAATTCTTCTACGTACATCTTCTCACTTTCATAATATGAATCATCAGCTTGTTGCTCATATTTGTGATTTATTATTAAGTGTATGATGTAATTTTTATCTTGTTGTGTCATATTTGTGATTTATTATATTATCCAGTAGTTATATTATTTTGTTTGTAATATTCTTTATTGAATCTACTATACCACTCTTGTTCTATCATTTCAATATTTACTTTAAGTAATTTTTTATGCTTAAATTTCCTCTTCATTTATTCTAGTGTTAAAAGGTTCTGGTATTGTAGAGTATAATAACTCGTCAAAGTATTCATCTCTGCTTACAAATCTATTCTGTAATTTACTGTAATAACTTCTCATATCATATTCTTTTTAGCGTGAAACTTAGCTAAACCTTGTCGCCATTGCCATTCGCGTTTACGATAGTTGATGTCATTACACCACTTTTTCCAACCTCTACTAGTATCATTCTCGCCATATTTTGCTTCGAACTCCAGTACTTGTTTTAACTTTGCAGCGATTTTATCTGCATCATAATCTTTATACATAGTCATTTATTAATTCAATTAGTGTTTCAAGTGTTATGTCGCCTTCAACGAACATAGTCCAATAGTCAAGTTTATCATTCATAGTTATTATATTTAGTTAACATTGAGAGAATCGAACTCTCACTAGAACCATTATGTTATTTTAAAAGTGTTGATTACTGTACTTCAACAACACTTCTCACACTTACTGGTACATTAGTTGAACTTGTGTACGAGTTGTACTTTATGAAACACGGAAGAGTATTTAATTTATCTTTCATGATTTCATACACTTTATCGTGATTGTAAGTACATTTTTTACCATTTTTGAATTCAACATTGATAGTAGTGTTTTTGTTAATTAGTGATTTGCGAATTACAAATCTTTTAGAGTTAATTGTGTTTTTCATAATTTTTAGAATTTAAGTTATTATTAATTGTTATTAGTTTATTATATTATCCAGTTAAGTTTATATTTTGTTTGTAAATTATTTATTATATAAGTGTATATTTGTTTAGTAAATGAATATGTCATAGTGTCATTGCATTATGTGTCATAATGTCATAGTAATATTATTTATATAATTTATATTTATAATAGTGTTTATTTAATAATTTAGTTAATAAATCAGTATTAATATTATGTGTGAAAATTAATTTGTTATTTAATATTATAAAGTTATAATGTAAATTATTAATAATGAGTGATGATATTAATTGTGTTTGATATTTATTAGTTATTAATTGCATTGTTATTTTTATTATATTATCCATTTAGTTATAAGTTTTGTCTGTAAAATTTGTATATATATGAAAAAAATGTGGAAAAAGTCGGTAGGCCGGGTGAAAAAAGTTGAAATTACAGAGAAATTACAAAAAAAATAGTGGAGGGGGGACGCTATAGCTCTCTATTTGTTACAACTTTTATAAATATGCTCCCCTTATGATATTATACTACGTATAATATCTAGATAGGAGTAATATATTATATAATAGATCTTATATCACATACAAAAAAGTAAATTTACTACTTTTCGTGTAAGTATATACTTATAGACAAAAAAATTTTAATATGGCAAAAATAATCGCATATCCAAACGCAACAAGTATAAGTACAGACGACTGTTTACTTGGTACCCAATATACTGCGGGTGGTACAAATCAAACAAACCCTACAAAAAACTTTCCAATTGGCAGTGTAATATCAGCTGGACTAGGTTATACAGTATATACAGCGCTTATAACACAAGCTGGAACAGCTGCGCCGGTTGCAACAATATTAAAAAATAATACAGGTGCCACGTTTACTTGGGCTAGAACTGGTAGTGGTACGTATACAATAACCGCTAGTAGCAACGTTTTTACATCTAATAAAACTTTAGTGTTTTATAATTTAGGAGAATACACGTTCAGTATAGGTCAACCTTGGGTAAGAACTAGTGACACTATAATAACAATATCACTTGGCGGTGATGGAAGAATAACTAATGGATCATTTGAAATAAAAATATATAGTTAAAATGGCAGTAATATACTCATACCCAACAGCGGCATCATCTAGTTTATCAAGCAGTGATTTATTATTGCTTAGTAAAATGGATGGTAAAGGTAGACCTACTAAAAGTGTTACTTTAAGTTCTTTAGCAACATTTATAGGTGGTGGTGCAGCTTTAGGTGGACCATTTTTACCTTTAACAGCTGGTGATACTGTTCCATTAACTGGAGATTTATACATGGCACCAAATGGTGCAGCAGCAAGTTCAGGTAGTAAAAACTTAGTATTTAGAGGTATTGATGATATAGGAGATGAATTAGATGCTGCTAGAATATTTACAACTGATAGTTCAGCAAATCCTAAAGGTCAAGATTTATATATTCAAAATGCAGACGATGTTGGTGTTCTTAGAACAAATATATTTATAGATGCTTTTGGATTAATAGGAATTGGAAAAACTAATCCTAGTACTATACTAGATGTTTCTGGTTCTATAAACGTTGATGGTCTTGCTTCATTTCAAGATAATGTTAGCTTAATAAGTGATAAAAAATTAAATTTTGGACCTAGTGCTTATATAGAAGGTACTGTAGCAGGTAGTAAAATAATAGTAAGAGCAAGTGATGATATACTGTTTCAACCAGGTAATGTTCAGCATGTAGAGTTTGTTAGTACAGGTGGAGTAAACTTAAATAGTTTAGGAAGTTATGCTGATGATGCGGCGGCTGGAGTTGGTGGTGTACCTCAATTTGGCCTGTATCAAACAGATGGCACTGGTGTAGCTCCTTTAAACGTTGCTGGTATTGTAATGATCAAACAATAAGTAAAAATTAAGAAAAACAAGTAATAATAAGATTATAAAGAAATTAAAAAAATAAAATTATGCAAGGATTTATAAATACAACGGCTGGTTTAAGACCTTTACTTTTAGAAGGTATTGAAAAAGTAACTTATAGTACAATCGTTACATCTAATTCTGAAAGCGGCGTGTTATCAATTCAATACATTCCTAATACCGGTATTGGTGGTGGAAATGTTTATGTATACATTCCTCCTTTTACTAATGGAAATTACGCACTAGAGCGTTTTTGGGATTGGGTTGGAGTAGTATCAGCCGGTGCAGTAGGGAAAACTTTAAATAGTTTTTATAATAACAAACCTTTTACAGGTATTAGAACAGTAAGTTTTGACGCTTCTTTTAGTCAATCTGACGCTTACGTAGTTAAAGTAGCAGATAATGCATCAATTGCAGACACGTGCGCAGTCTTATTTCAAGCCCAAAGTGTTACAGGAACTGAAAATACTTTTTTAAATGTAGTAACTAATGCTTCTAATAATTCAGATCCTACTATTGGAGCTAAAGTTTATATAAGTAGTTCTCAAGGTTATAGTAATTTTGCAGGTAATTTTAATTCAATTCCAAGCCCAATAAATCCGGCATTAGCAGATGGAACATACGCGTGGTTAGTAGGAGATCCTGAAACTTTTGAAAAAGGTTCAAACTTTCCCCAAGTCGGTAGTGTATCTAGAGTTGAAATAAAATCTGGATTTGTTATTGCATCGGCAATATGTCCAATAGATTTTTCGGCAGCTAACGCTGTTAGTGATATACAAGGATATATATATGTTAATTATTCGCCAGCTGGACCAGGCGCAACTCAAAACTCAAATGTTTGTTTTGATCTTTATAGTCCATTTGGTTCTGCAACTGGATCTGCAAATATTCCTTCTACAAGTACAGCTAATAGATGGGTTCCTGTTACATTAGGATTAATAATAGGATCTTCTGTTTTACCAGCAACTAGTGTTGCACCTAATTTTGCCCCACCAACAGCTGGTAATCCTCAGTATGGTGACTTTAGTCAAACATGGTTTCAATGTAATTATTACGGCGGCGCATCTGGTGATGGTATACCACCAAATACACTAGTGTATATGAAAGATACTGTGAGTGGAGAATATAGATTACTTGAATCCGGTAATACATGGACATTACCTCAAGTACCAGTTCCTCAAGCTTATGATCCACCTATCCCTGCTGGTGACCCAAGATTGTACAGTTATGACGATTTTTATGGACAACCAAATAAAATAATGGCAATTCCAAGTCAGCAAACTCTTCAACAAGATGCAGCGGCTGACCCTTATTCTTTCCAAATTAATTGGGGTGATGTTTGGTCAGGATTTGTAAAACAAAATAATGATCCTTTAGTTTGTGATTACTTTAAATCAAAGTTGGCAGGCGGAACTACATTATTTGGAACAAGTATGTTCGCGGTAGGTTCAAGCGGTAGAATTACCTCCATTAGTGACACATGTGACTTTAGTTAAAAATATAAAAATATAAAAATGAATTACGTTAAAATATATAACAATACACGAAATTTTCCAGAGCAATTTATTATAGGAATTATAAATGCAAAACTTATAGAATCTATTGAGTGGTATAGAAGACCAGCTTCCACAGAAGCAGGAGAACAAGAATATCAAATACATGGTTCTTATTATGGATCTAGTGCAGATATAGATTTTAGTTTAAATCTACCTATGATTATGACTACATATGCTACAGATGAAGAAAGAGCTAGAATTATGAATATAATGTGTGATGGTATGACTAAAGCTTGTCAATCTACTTATACATCACCTGGTCAAACAGTAGTAAATTACTACCCACCTCTTAATATTGGAAATGATTTTGTAATAGAAACCAATCCTTTTCAACCAGCACAAGGAATAGGAGAACCTAGCGAAGGATTTGAAAAAGGTATGCTTGAAGAGCCATTTCCAGGTGAAGAATTTGAAGGTGGACCATTGGAAGGATTAGAACCCGCATTCGGATAATATACCCTGCTCGGGTAGAGCAATAAACCAAATATAAACTTAAAACCCAAAACTATGACGTTTTATTACCAGACTAGATCGTGGAATAGTCAACCACAAATTTCAGAAGAAACCATTAACCTTTGGAAACACCTCGCAGAAAAGAAAAACTGGAGGATAACCCAATTACCTAACGGTTTTTATCAAACTGAATACCAAGATCCAACAGATGATACTTGGAACGACGTTACAAGACGTGAAACTATTGAAGGAGCAGAGCAAGCTATTGATGGTTCAGTAGAGCACTATGCTAAAAAAGTAGATTTCTTAAAAGGTCCTAAAGTCGTTAAAACCTTTAAATAAAATAAAATAAAATTTAATCATGTCAAATTTAATAGTTAAAAATCTTAACTTCGGTAACGAAGGTAGGGAAAAAGTATTTAAGGGCATAACAAAACTTACACAAGCTGTTAGCTCCACTTTAGGAGCTAGCGGTAAGTGTGTTTTACTTGAAGATTCACAAGGCTATCCAGTAATTACTAAAGATGGTGTTACTGTGGCTAATTCAGTAATTTTGTTAGATCCTGTAGAAAATATGGGTGCAACCCTTTTAAAAGAAGCAGCACGTAAAACAGTTCAACAAGCAGGTGATGGTACAACCACCGCAACTATCTTAGCACACGCTATATTACAAGAAGCATATAAAGTTGCAAATAAAACTAATTCTAGAGTTTTAAAAGATGGAATTAACTCTGCTGTTGAAAAAGTTATAAAATATTTAGAAAAAATTTCTGTTTCAGTAGAAGGAGAAATGATTGATCAAATTGCTACAATATCAACTAATAATGACCCAGAACTTGGTAAATTAATAGCTGATGCATTTAGAGCTGTAGATCTTACAGGTGTAGTAATGATGGAACCTTCTGATATAGGAAAAACAGAAATAAAAATAATAGAAGGCGCGGAGTATGATAAAGGTATTACTAATAGACATTTTATTAATAATATTGAAAATCAAACAGCGGAATTAGAAAACCCATTAGTACTGTTAATTGATTCAAAAGTAGATTCAATAAGACAAATACAAACAGTGCTAGAGTACGTAATAAAAAACAATAAACCTTTACTTATCATTGGAGACGTAGAAAAAGGTGTTTTATCGGCTCTAGCTATGAATAAGATAAAAGGTAACATAAAAATTAATGTTATTGATGCACCAACACATGGGGTAAATAGAAAACAAGTATTTGATGATCTAGCATTGTTAACTGGTTCTACTATTATTAATGAAGACCTTGGTGATGATTTAGACTTAATAAAAATAGAATATTTAGGTTCATGCGCAAAAACTATAACTGATTCTAGTAATACTGTAATTCAAATAAAAGAAAATTCAGAAGAAATAGAAAAAGTTATTAATGATATTAAAGATAAGTTATCTAAAAAAAATACGCCAGCAAATGTGGTTAAGTTAGAAAAAAGACTAGCTATGTTAGCTGCAAAAATAGCAATAGTAAAAATAGGCGCTAGCTCTGATATAGAGTTGAAAGAAAAACAAGACAGAGTTGAAGACGCTATATGTGCTACTAAAGCTGCAATAAAAGAAGGAATTGTTCCAGGCGGTGGTATAGCTTTACTTAATGCAGCATCACAAATAGATCATAAAGATATTGGTCAAGAAGTACTGCTAAAAGCCATATTATCTCCATTTGAAACAATTTTAGAAAATGCTGGAATTGAAAACAATATGCCAATAGCACGAGAAGGTATGGGTATTAATGTTGTTACAGGAAATATGGTACAAATGATTGATAGTGGTATTATTGATCCATTATTAGTTACAAAAAGCGCTCTTCAAAATGCAGCTTCAGTGGCTACTACTATTTTATCAACTGATTGTGTAATTAATAATATTAGAGTTGATGAAAGCAGTAGGTAAATATTTAATTATAAGTATAGTAAAAGAAGGAACTACTAAAACAAAAGGTGGTTTACTTCTAGCTGAAAACCAACGTAGTGATATAAGATACGTAGAAGCCAGTGTTATATCCACAGGTGAAGAAGTAGCAGGTGTTAAAAAAAATGATAATATTTATTTTGATAGACACGCTGGTCACAAAATAGAAATAGATAAAAAATCTTATAGAATTATTAAAGCTCAAGACATTGTAGTTGTATTATGAAAATAAGCGCTAATGATGTTAAAAATTTAAATTTACTTAAACATTACAGAGTAATACGTAAATGGGCTTGTAAAAATAATAATTTAACAGATAGTGATTTAGAATTACTTATTTATTTAGACTGCATAGATCTATTTACAATAAAAGATTTTAAAGAAGGCACATACGCTTATAGTTGGGACAATAGACGTTGGAACAGACTTATTCAAAATAATTGGATAGTAGTTTGGAGAAATAGAAATAGAACAACTCAAAAATATAATATATACAAAGTTTCATTTAAAGGTAAGCAATTGATACAACGTATATACAGAATCATGCTAGGTGAAGAAGATATAAACATTGGTAGTAGGAATAAGATAATATCAGGTACATCATACATGGATAAAGTAATGACAAAAGCAATTTATAATTTAAACAAAGATAAAACAAGATGAGTAAAAGCGCATTAAAATTTGGAGCTGGAGGTGCTAGTATAGCTGGTATACCAACTAGCTTGTTTGGTTCATTAGGTGGTAATCCTAGTATTAATGCATTAACTAATGCTGATGCTATGGCAGCTCAACAAGCAGCTACTAATGTAGGAGCAATAGGTGCTCAACAAGCAATTCAACCTATGGGTAGCGGAGTAAGTAATGACATGCTAGATCCTAGTGGTCTTATGGCTACAGGAAGATTTAATCCTGCTGCTAGAAATATAGGTATGGGCATGTTTGGTGATATGGGTGCTAGAAATAGATCTGTATTAGGTGGTATTGGTTCTGCATTGATGATGCATGATGAAGAAAAAATTAAAAGATTAGAAGCAGAAATAGCTGATATTAAAGCAAATGGTGAAGATTCTAAGTTTGTTAATGAAGGTGAAGATCCACAACGTGCTGCGTTTAGACGTCAGTCAGATATTATGGACGAAAAAAAGAAACATAAAGAAGATAATGAAGGTTCTCCAGCTAAACATGTGGGTCAAGTTAATGCTCCAGCTGGTCAAGGACATAATAAAAATCATGAAGATAAAGGAGCGCATTATCATAGGGAAGACCCAAGAAGAAAAGGAAAGTATATGACTGTTCCAGCTAAAGAAAATAAATAAATAAATAACTAAACAAATAAATTATGTCAAAACACAATCACACATATGATCCTCATGCAGAAAAAATGGGGAAAGGTAAAGTTGGTATAGTAGGTGAATCACATATTTGGGACGGACCACTAAGTCAAGTAGGTAGATTACATGGTTCAGGTTCAAGCGCGGGTATAACAGGAATGAAACTTAAATTAGACGGAGTTCCTTATTCAGCTGGTCCAATTACTACAAGAGCACAAGGAAAATAACATATAAATAATAAAACATGTACACACAATATTCAAGTCCTTTTTTACAAGAAAAATTTCCAGAAATTAAAGAAGAAAATAAAGGTAAGTTTACAAACTGGGTAAAGAAAAATATGCCAGGTAAATCAACATGCGAAGCAGCTGATGCTGTTATGGCAAAAAAAGATAACTACGATGAATCAGTAGTCAAAATGGCGAATTATGCTAAAAATTTTGGTTGCTCTAAAAAATAATTAAAATGAGTTTTTCAAAACGTTTTTGCGCAAAAAATCCTTTTAAACCTAGTCCATTACGTACTGAATCTTCAGAGGCAAAACCAGTAACTAAGCAAGCTATGCAAAAAACAGTTACTGATATTGATAAGAAACCTGTTGATAATGTTTGGAGTAAAGCTGACGAAGAAGCTGCACATAATAGGAATAAATTTACAACTGATCTTAATATTAGAAAAGGAGCAGGTGCAGATTTAGGTACTATACAAAGTACTTCTACCGAAGAAAACAAAGGAGCTATTGGTCAAATGTCTCCATTACAAGGTGCTTATGAGTCTGGCGCTGATACAGCAGGCGCTGCTACTTATATTCCTATGGCTGGCGTAGTAACTGACGCATTAAATAGATTAGGTGACGGACTTGAAACAACTGTTAACAAGATTCAAAGAAGAAAAGATTTTGAACAGGCACAAAATGAAGATAATCCATATTACACTGAAGATGATTTTGAAAAAAGCTGGGGTGATTACAGTTTCAAAAATCAATCAAACGCCACATCTGATAACAATGACATGAATGCGTTATTTAGTAAGTTATTAAAAAATATTCAAGGTAATAATGTTACTCCTACTGAAGAAGAACCAAAAAAAGGAGGTCCTTCTATGCGTTCTCCATTAAGTGAAACATTTGATGAAGAGTTTGCTAGATTAGAAGGTACTAAAGGTAAAGGAAAAAGCATGATGCAAGGTCAAGCATTAGATGAAGTAACCGTTACAACTACTAAAAAGAAAACTAGAGCAGAACATCGTAGAGATAAAACAAAAAAGAAAATAGAAGATAATAAAGACGATGCTAGTAAAAGAAAAAAGAACGATAGGTTAACAAGAAGACAAGCTAGACTTGAAAGAAAAGTAAAAAGACAAGAAAATAAAGATAAAAAGAAATACGCTAAAAAACAAGGTAAAATTAAAAGAGGAAAATAACATGGGACATAAAGGACATTGGGGTGAATACACTGGTAACGCAAAATGGTCAAAAGACCACGCCCACACAAAAGTTACAAGTAAAAATTATGACGACGCTGTTAAAGATGACGCGGCGCATATTGATTATTTAAAAAGAGACATTATATATGATGATCACCACGGACATAGTGATGAAAAAATGACTGCTGATGAAAAGCATATTTCAAAACTAGCAGGTGATATGAAATATGATAAAAAACACCATGGTTCACCAGCAAAAAAAATGGGTGAAATGAAAGATCACGGTATGGGATATAGAGGTTGGGAAGCTCATAAGAAAACAATGCATGGCATTAGAGATCATGGAGGACCTAGTATGCATGATGGTGTAAGTTGGGATGATGGTAAAGATAAATTTTTAGCAACTCATTTTCCAAGTGGAGAGCCAAAATCTTCTTCACCAGCCTCAAAGTTAGATTCTAGAATGAAATATGGTAGTAGAGATTTTGATTATGATTTTGCAAAAGATGCGGGTGTATTTGATAAAGAATTAAGCGCAGACAAAAGCGTGAGGCGAGCTCAAAAAAGATATAGAAGAAAAACCAAATAATAACAATTAAAAACAATAATTATGCCAAACGATTATAAAGGTCCTTCAATGGACTATGGTGATGGACCAGGTATGCATGGTGAATCAGTAAAACAAGAAAGAAAAGATCTTATGAAAGATAATCCAGTTGTAAGAGATATGGATAGTAGTAGACCTTGGATGTCAAAACATTTTAAATCATCAATGTCTCCATTAAAAGTAGGTCCAGATATGGGTACTAATAAAAAAAAAACTCTGAAAGATAAATTTAAAGCAGGTGTTAAAAAAGTAAAAAATGTAGCTTCTGGAGTTGGTGAAGCAATTTCAGAATTTGCACAAGACTTTAAAGAAAGAGCAACATAACAGTCATGGATCTGTATAAAACCAAGTAAAATAAATAAATAAATATTAACAATTAAAACAAAAAAATCATGGCAAAATGGATAAATTTCCCTGTAGTAGGGGGTGTAACTAATGGCGCAGGTTTAACTCCAGCTCCAGGAATGGATGGTGATAACTTATTGTTAGCAGACAGTATTATAAGCGTATCAGTAGATACTAGCGCTGCAATAGTAGCAACAATAAATTTAGCAGGTGGAGCAGGTGTAACAATTTGTACAGTTATCTGTTCAACTTCACCAACCGCAACAGATGCTCCTGACGCTAACGTACCAGCTTCAGCAGATTATGGAAACAAAGTAAAAGCTGCTATTATTAGAGCTATTACAGCTAATCCAGGTGGAGTGAAATCTACATGTGGATTACCTCAAGATCAAGCTGATGTAACAGCTGCATATGATCCAGCATTAAAAGTATACTGGAGAAGCTTTTTAGTATCGTAAGGTGAAACCAAAAGGATTAGGGGATAGAATTGAAAAATTTACAAAAGCAACGGGCATCAAGAAACTTGTTGACAAAGCGTCAGAAGTTACTGGTGTCCCTTGTGGATGTAATAAACGGAGAGATGCGTTAAATCTAATGTTTCCCTCAAGAAAAAAATAAACATGGGATTTAAACTAAATAACCCACCTTATAAATGGTCTGTTCCAGTATATCATGTAGATATGGAAGAAGGCGTTTTAGGTAAAGCAAATAAAAATTTAACTATCATTATTGATAAGGATGTGGATGTAGATATGATACCTAAAGTAATTGATCATGAAATGGTACATATAGACCAAATGAAAAGAGGTGATTTAGATTATGATGATGATAATGTATATTGGAAAGGTAAAACTTATTCCAGAAAAACAATGGACGAAGGTAATTCTGCATTACCTTGGGAAAATGAAGCATATAAAAACTCATGAGTAAAAAAAAATTTAAAGACACAACTGTTGGGCAGTTATTGTTTGGCGCAGCATCTGTAATTAATCCTACATTAGGAAACGTATTACAAGGAGTTACTTCTCCAAAAGAAGCTATAGAAGCTATAACAAAATCTGATGCTCCTAATGATGATAAGATAAAACTTCAACAGTTAATTTATGATCAACAAAATAAAGAAATAGAGGCAATTACTTCAAGATGGAAAGCAGATTCAATGTCTGATTCTTGGATGTCTAAAAACGTACGTCCTCTAGTTTTAATATGGTGTATAATGGTTTTTTCTCTTGCTGGTATATTAGACAGCATTGAAACTATACCTTTTAACATACACGATAATTGGAACTCCACATTTGAGAATGTGATGATGGCCGTAGTTTTAGCCTATTTCGGTGGACGAACAACAGAAAAAGCAACAAGTATATTTAAACAAAAACAATAAAAATGGCAAGTAATCAACCAACAAAAGCAATAGATGTTATTCCTAACGATACTATAAATATTCCTGAGCCAGGAAGTTATTTAGGTGGAAGTAATGTAGGTGCAGGAACAACCTTAACAGCAGTAGGAACATTATTTTTAGATGGACAAACTAACCCAGCTGCAACAGGGTATTACGCAAGAGTAGCTGCAGGTGATGTAGTATATGAACCAAGCACGGGTACTTTAGCTCAAGTAGAAACAGTTGATAGTAACACTCAACTTACTTTATCTGCACCAGGATTAGGTGGTGGAGCTGCTTTCGATATATATAGAGGCAACGGTGGTTTATCAAATAACAAGCAAGGTCAAGAAGGTTTTAGCTTATTTGTAGGAACCGCAGGTGATTTAACAGTTATACCAGCTGCAAGTGAAAACCCTGTAGTATTAAAAAATGTAGCTAATAACTCATATGTTCCTTTACAAGTAATAAGAGTATTTGATTCAGGAACATCAGCTGCAGATATATTAGCACTACAATAAATGGCACCAACTATATTAGGAAATGCAAATGCAATACTTGCTATACCCAATGAACCGGGCACAGGCGGAGCACCTATAACTAACTTCATTATATTAGAAAATGGAGTAGACTTTATGTTAACAGAAAACAATGCTGATTTAATGATCAGAGAATAAAATAATAAATAAAACATGGCAAATATAAAATTTTCTGCCTTTACAGCAGAAGCAGATATAGCAAACTTTGATGATATAGTGGGTTATGCAGGAGCGGTTAATACTAAAATTACTCCAGCTAATTTAGCTTCTAGTCTAATAACATTATCAGGTGGACCTTATCTACCTTTAACAGCTGGAGCTTCTGAAAAGTTGACAGGTGATTTAAATTTAGCAGCTACAGGAGCTGGTCCAAGCGTAGGTAGTCAAGCGGTAGTATTTAATGGCGTAGGAGATGGACCCACAGCTAATCCAGTTGTTGCAGCTAAAATATTTACAGCAGATAGTACTATTGCTCCTGATGGTCAAGATTTAATTTTCCAAAATGCTGATGATGCTGGAGCTCTTCAAGAAAATATGCGTATAAGCGCATTTGGTCAAGTAGGTATTGGCACTAATAATCCTCAATTTAATTTAGATGTTGGTGGTCAAGCTAATTTTCAAGATGTAGTTGGTTTTCAAGATACAATTACTATTAATAATGATATTACCGATACAACAGGTGCTACAGGTCAAATTGGAAAAGTATTAGCAGCACAATCTGCCGGAGTTGAATGGGTTACTAATTATAATTCATTTCAAACATTTGTGTGGACAAACGGTAATCCAGTTGTTTATGCAAACTGGCCAAGCGCCACTCAAAGTTTTTTACCATTCGACGCTACTCCTTTAATAGATGTAAATAATTTACCAACTGGCACAACTGCTTCAAATTATAATTGGACATGTACAAACGCCGCGGGTGGAAATGCTGGTCAAGTAGCAACATTTACATTAGGTGCTAATGGCCAAGGTACTTGGAAAATTAGAACTTGTCAACATTGGTTTGATCAAACAAGTCAAGTAGAAATGAGAACATCTTTAGTAGGTACAGGTACAGGTGGAGTTAAAATAGATATTATTGATCAAAAATCAACAGAGCTTACAGGAGATAAAATATTTTACGGTGAACTAGTTCAGCAATGTGGAAGTGGAGATACTATACAAATTGAAGTTGAGTTTACAGTAGGTGGTGTTACTCCTTTTCCATCAGATTCAGGTAGTAGACCAATTGAAATAACTTTTGAAAGAGTAGTGTAAATAATTACAATATAGTGTAACTATTTAAATATATACTAATTAAATTAAATAAAATGAAAAAAATCACAGATGATCAGTTAAAAAAAATAACTGATCAACAACAACAATTGTCGCGTTTATTAAACAATATAGGCGTGCTTGAAATACAAAAACATACCGTTGCTAGTGAAGTCAAAATTCTTAGCAATGATATAGAGCAAACTAAAAAAGAATTAGAAGAAGAATACGGTTCTGTTAATATTGATTTGCAGACAGGTGAAATTACACCTATCGAAAAAAATGAAGATGAATAATATTAGAAAAATCAGTATAGGGTCAGACTATAAAAATGATGCCATGCATTATTCAATTGGTCAACAAGTATATGGTGGTCATGAAATATCTCATATCTTATTTGACTCTTCAGATAATTCTTATAATATTTATATAAAGAAAAACAATGAGGTGTTGCCATGGAAAAAATTTAATTCTAACATGGCTATATCTATTGAGTATGACTTAGAATATTAATGAAAAGTTTGTATGATTTTATTGTAAAACCTATAGGTGATAAATACAATAACGAGATAAAAGTTGGAGACAAGAACTTAGTTGTTAATACTCAATTAGAAGCTTGGAAATTTATAAATAGAGAAGCAGAAGTAATAGCAACACCGTTAGCTTTTAATACTAATATAAAAAAAGGCGATACTATAGTTATACATCAAAATGTATTTAGAACTTTTTATGATACAAGTGGTGTAAAAAAAGTTAGTAGATCTTGGTTTAAAGAAGATTTGTATTTTGTTTCTTTAGATCAAATATATCTTTATAAACACAAAAATCATTGGAATACATTTAATGATAGATGTTTTATTCAACCTATTAAAAATACTGATGATAAAGTTGTAGATAAAGAAGAAAAAATAAAAGGTATATTAAAATATAGTAATCCATATTTAAAAAGCCTTAATATAAACGCAGGAGATTTAGTTGGTTTTAGACCAAACAGAGAGTGGCAGTTTTTAATTGATGGTAAACGTTTATATTGTATGAAATCAAATGATATTGTTATAAAATATGAGTACGAAGGAAACGAAGAAGAATATAATCCAAGCTGGGCAAGTAGCAGTAAAAGAGTTAATTAAAGTTGCTAAAGAACCAATTATAGATTATGGTCCAGATATTTCCGCAGATAGACTTAAAAATGCTGCAGCTACTAAAAAACTAGCTATATTTGATGCTTTTGAAATATTAAACCGTATTGAAGAAGAAAAAAATATGTTAGAAGATAAACCAAAAGTCGCAGAAAAAAAACAAACTAGTTTTAAAGGTTTTGCAGAAGGGAGGTCTAAATAATGTATAAACAAGAATTATATAAGGTATTAGAAGATTATATAAAACCTTCTACATTAAAAAAAAATAACAGACATAAGAGCTGGAAATACGGTTACGATGAGCAACACGATATGGTTGTTATTAGTAAAGACGGTACAGTAGGTGAAGTATATGAAATACAAAGTTTAAAAATAGCTTTACCAAAATCTAAAAATATTCACAAGTTTAAAAACAATACATGGAAAAAGTTTGAATATCCAAAAGCTTTAAGTAAAATAAAAAACGTTTTTGATTTCAAACAATATCCTCAAGATTTTAAAGAAAAATGGTATGATTACATTGATAAGGAGTTCACAATTAGGGAAGAAGGTTTTTGGTTTTATAACAAAAGCTTTCCTACTTATATTACTGGGACTCATTACATGTACTTGCAGTGGTCTAAAATTGATGTCGGGGCACCAGACTTTCGGGAGTCAAATAGATTATTCTTTATTTTCTGGGAAGCTTGTAAGGCAGATTCACGATCCTATGGGATGTGTTACCTTAAGAACAGGCGTTCCGGGTTTTCTTTCATGGCCTCAGGAGAGGTGGTTAACTTGGCAACCATATCAAGTGAC